CTCTACGCATTCCTTGCTCGGACCAACTTCTACGGCGCAGCGAAGTCCGGCTACGGCGAGATGGGCCTGTTTGGCACCGAAGCCTGTGTGATGGTCGAGGACCGCAACGTCGGGGCGGTGTGCCATGCTCTGACCGCTGGCGAATACTGGATCGCGATCAGCGACGCGCTGGTGCCCGACACCCTCTACCGCTTCTGTCCAATGACCGTGCGCCAGGCGGTGCAGAGCTTCGGCAAGGCCAACGCCCCGTGGGTGCTAAACTCCTACGACACCTCGGACTATCACAAGCAGGTCGATATCTATCAGGCGATCGAGCCGAACGCGGACTATGACGGCGCGCGCCTCGATGCGAAGCCGTGGCGTTCGTGCTACTGGGACGGCAAGGACGACCGCAAGAACTCCATCCTGCGCGAGAGCGGCTACCACGAGCAGCCCTTCTGGGCCCCGCGCTGGGACGTGGTCGGCGGCGATACCTACGGGGTCTCCCCGGGCATGGAGGCCCTGCCCGCCCTGCGCGAACTTCAGATGCAGTCGAAGCGCCGGAACGAGGCCATCGACGCGATGGTCAAGCCGGAGAAGATCGTACCCCCGTCCGTCCGCCTGACCGGCGAGCCCGGCCGCACCGTGACGGGCACCGGCGTCTCCCAGGATCAGATCATCGTGCCGTACCAGATGCCCTACCAGGCGGTGCAGGCCATCGGGCAGGAGATCGACAAGTGCCGGATGCAGATCGACGGGCTGTCGTTCGCCGACCTGTTCAACGCGATCACCAACATGCGTGGCGTCCAGCCCCGTAATGTTGAGGAGATTGCCGCCCGGAACGAGGAAAAGCTGACCCAGCTCGGCCCGGTGATCGAACGCGTTGCCAATGAGAAGCTCAACCCGGCTATCGACAGGGCGTTCGGGATCATGCTTCGCGGCAACATGCTGCCGCCCATCCCGGAGAGCCTGTCCGGGGTCCAGATCGACGTCGAGTTCGTCTCAATCCTGACCCAGATGCAGCGGATGGTCGGCATCGGCCAGATCGAACGCACGATCGGTTTCATCGGCAATCTGGCTGGCGCGGACCCGCAGGCCCTCGACAAGCTCAACACCGACGAGACCATTGATGAGTACGCTTCGCGCGCGGGCATGCCGTCGAAGCTGATCCGCTCCGACAAGGACGTTCAGCAGATCCGCGCGGCGCGCCAGCAGCAGCAGCAGGCCGCCCAGGCCGCCGCGACCATGCCTGCGGTCCGTGACGGCGCCGACGCGGCTAAGCTACTCAGCGAGACCGATGCCGGCGGCGGATCCCTGCTCCAGCGGGTCATGGGCCAGTGACAGCCGATTTTATCGCAACGGATGCTGAATACCTGCTCTCGCGCCCGGAGTTTCGACGCTTCCTCTTCGCCGCGATTCAAAGCGCCGGTATCCTCGGCCATTACGCTCCTGCCAACGGGCAATTGGGGCGTGATCTCGGCCATTTCGAGGGACGTCGGAGCCTGGGGTTCGACCTGCTGCGAATGGTCGATGCTGGACAGCCTGAGCCCCTGCGCTCGGCCGAATGTCTTGCGACCGTCTCCGCAGCAATCCGCGAAGCCATGACTCCACCCCCCAAGGAGAAGACCCGTGACCGACGTAACGACCTCGACCGCTACAACGACCTCCCCGAGTGACGCCCCGGCTGGTGGCGCCCCAGCTGTCGAAGCGCCCGCAACCGCTCCGGCCGCCGCAGCCGCGCCCGCTGCTACCTCCGACACAACCGACGCCACCCTGCTCGGCGGCGATGCGCAAGAAGCGCCCCCGACGGAAGCTAAAGCCGACGGTGAGGCCCCGGCCGGCCCCCCGGAGAAGTATGAACTCGCTCTGGAAGGGGTCGAACTTGACCCTGATCTGGTTGGCGAAGCTGAGCCGATCCTGCGCGACCTCAAGCTGAGCAACGACCAGGCCAACGCTCTGCTGCCGCTCGCGCCGAAGATCATGGCGAAGGCGCAGGAAGCGACCATTCAGCAGATGATCGAAGCCGGCGCCAAGCAGCGCAAGGACTGGCTCGATGCCTTCAGCGCCGATCCCGACATCGGCGGCGCCAAGCGGGAAGAGACGGAGCACCTCGCCGCCAAGGGCCTCGATGCCCTCGGCTACGGCGAGGATCACGCCTTCCGCAAGGCACTCAACGAATCCGGCTTCGGCAATCACCCCGACATGATCCGCGCATTCCGCCGGATCGGCGAGATGGTTGGCGAGGACGGTAGCTTCGTCAGGTCGAATGACGGGGTTCAGGACCAGCCCAGGGGTTGGCTCGATCGCTACAAACCCGAGTAACAGGAGGGAAATACCATGGCCATTCTTGGCTCCACCTACCTGAGCCTCATCGACGTGATGAAGCAGTCCGGTGACGGACTGAATGAAGTCGCCGAGGTTCTGCACCGCCTCAACCCGTTCCTGAAGGACGCCAACGTCCTGACGTGCAACATGGGCACCAAGCACAAGTCGGTCATCCGCACCGGCCTGCCTGCCGTGTCCTGGGGCATGCTCTACGCGGGTATCGCCCAGTCCAAGTCCACCACGGCGGAAGTCGAGGACACGACCGGCTTCGTGGAAGGCCTGAGCGCCGTCGATGAACGCCTGCTCAACCTCTACGGTAACAATGCCAACAAGGTCCGTATGTCCGAAGGGCAGTCGTTCCTGGAGGCGATCAGCCAGGAGGTCGAGAGCCAGATCTGGTACTCGAACGTCAACATCAACGGCAAGCAGTTCCACGGCCTGGCGCCGCGCTACAACTCGCTCGCGAACCCCTGCGTCGTCAGTGGGGGTGGCTCAGGCTCGGACAACGCCTCAATCTGGATGGTCACCCACGGCGACCAGCAGACCAGCGTGATCGTTCCCCAGAACATCACCGCCGGCATCCAGCAGGAGGACATGGGCCGTCAGCGCGTGCTCGATGCCAATGGCAACCCGTACTACGTGAAGGAAGAGAAGTTCACGCAGCACATCGGCATCACCGTCAAGGACTGGCGCTACACCGGCCGCGTCTGCAACATCGACGTGTCCGACCTGATTGCTGGCTCGACTGCCATCAATCCGCTGATGCGCAAGCTGTACTACAAGCTTCAGGGTCGCCGGAGCTACGGCATTGCCCCCAACGGGCAGGCAGAACAGGGCCGGACCGTGATCTACATGAACCGCACGCTGCTGGAGGCGCTCGACGCTGAAAGCACCAATGCGCGCGGCGGTTCGACGGACAACTTCGTTCGCCTGACCACGCGTGAGATCGCGGGCGAAGAGGTTACCACGTGGCGCGGCATCCCGATCCGCGACACGGACGCCCTGCTCAACACCGAGGCTGCGGTCTCGTAAGCCGAAGAACAGGAGAAACCACTATGATCTACGACGCTCTGGGCCTGTTCTCCGACAGCCAGGCCATCACCGCCACGGCGCCTTCGACCAACACGATCGACCTCAAGGCGACCGGAACCCCTTACGGCGGTGTCCAGCTCGTGCGCGACATCGGAAAGGGCGAATGCCTCAACCTGTCTGTCACGGTGAACGAGGCGTTCAACAACCTCACCTCGCTCACCATCTCGGTCGAGACTGACGACAACTCCGCGTTTTCGTCCGCCGCAACCGTGTTCACGACCCCGGCGATCCCGCTGGCGTCGCTGGTGCTGGGCTATTCGGTGCCGATGCTGACCGAGTTCCCCGAGGGGACCAAGGAGCAGTACGTGCGGCTGAAGTACACGGTTGCCGGCACCGCTCCCACCACTGGCAAGATCACGGCCGGTGTGGTTGCGGCCCGCCAGACCAACTTCGTCGGCGGCCAGTAACATGGCGGCCCCGAAGACCTACCGTGCTACGGCCACGCTCTATGTGGATGAACGCTACATCCGCGCGGGCGAGCGCTTCACCACTGCCACCAAGCCGGGTTCGGCTTGGGAAGAGGTGAAGGGCAAGGCAACCGATGTCTCGCCGGCCCCGGCCGACGACTGACGGGGGGTGGGGCCGGGAGTGAAAGCTCCCGGCCTCTAACCACATGAAAGAAGCCCTAACTCAAAGCGTCACGCTCAATTTCAGCTCTGTTCCGGAGCGCCGTGGGCAGATCGAGGCAGCGGTACCGCTCGCCTCCACCACGGACCTGCAATCGCTCG